GACTGGAAGCAAATCGCCGTCAACGTGACCATGAGCGGTCTGGAGCAACTGCAAAACTCCGGCGTTGACGCGATCATCGACCTGCTGGCCTCGCGCATCAAGAACGCGGAAAAGACCATGCAGAACGGTGTGGCCGAAGACCTGTATTCCAACGGCACCGCGTCCGGTGGAAAGCAGATCGGTGGCCTTCAGCTTCTGGTGGCTGACGACCCGACCACGGGAACGGTCGGCGGCATCAACCGTGCGACTTGGTCTTTCTGGCAAAACCAGAAGTTCCAAGCGACCTCGGACGGCGGCTCGGCTGCTTCGGCTGCCAACATCGTCCGGTTCATGAACAACCTGTATCGTCAGTGCTCGCGTGGCACCGACAAGCCGGACCTCATCCTGTGCGATGACAACTATTTCGCGTTCTATGAGTCGGCGCTTCAGGACATTCAGCGCGTCACCAACCCGAACGAGGCAGATGCGGGCTATGTCTCGCTGAAGTACAAGGGGACTGACGTGGTGTTTGACGGTGGCTTCGGCGGGGCTTGCCCTGAGAACCACATGTACATGCTCAACACCGGCTATATCCACTGGCGTCCTCACAAAGACCGCAACATGGTCCCGCTTGAGGAAGTCCGGTCGATTAACCAAGACGCCATGGTCAAGCCTATCGTTTGGGCTGGCAACCTCACCCTGTCCAACGCCTTCCTTCAGGGCGTTCTGTTCCAAACCTGATTCCCCTAGAAAGGAGCGACTAACATGGCATCGACTGCCGCAACGGTCTTCTCGACCACTCCGACTGCGGGGATTGATCTGGACTCCAAGTCCTCGACCCCGGCCTTCGCAGTCAACACGCGCATTTATGCGAATGATGGCCGCAGCCATCTTTACGTTCGCGCTTCGGAGGCTCTGTCTTCGACGCAAACCATCCTGATCGGCACGGCGGGTTCTGCCTCGTCCGACGCCGGTTCGGCTGGCTGGACGGTCAACACGACCGGCGGCGTAGCGGCTGGACAGTTCTTCTTTGCCAAGAAGACTGCTCTGTAAGACCTTTCGCGTCACTCTCGCCTCCACGGGGGTAATGCGCTAAGCTTAAGGCGTCGGGCTTCGGTCCGGCGTCTTTTGCTATGGAGGTAGCTATGATTGAGACGATTTTGCAGGCAGGAGGCTTGCTCCTGCTATGGGTTGGCTTGCTAGTGTTTAGCGTCATCGTGATTCGGATGACGCTAGACGCTTATGAAAGAGCCAAGAAAGCACTAGGACTGTGGAGGCTTCGCCGCTTTATGGCGTGGGTCCGTCGTGATTAACGTCGTCAGCGTCCGCGTCGGGGACAAATACCCGATAGAGTACGTCACCCGCCTTCACGACGGCATCGCCCGCCATCTAGCGGAGGAGCAGCGCCATTGGTGTCTGACTGACAAGCCGGATGAACTGCCGGAAGGTATTTGGCCGATTGAGCACGACGATCTTCCGGGTTGGTGGCAGAAAATCGCCTTGTTCGCGTCCGGTATGCCTTGGGAGATTGGCGACGAAATCCTCTACATGGACCTAGACGTATGCGTGACAGGCCGTCTTGAGGGCCTGCAACACGGCATCATCAAAGACTGGCACTGGCCCTGCTACAACTCGTCTGTGATGCGCTGGCGTCATGGCGAGCACTCGCAGATTTGGGACCGCTTCACGCTGGACGTAATCGACCGACCCACGGAAAGCCTTAAGGGCCTTCTCCCGAAAGGCCAGATCAACGGCGGCGATCAGGAGTGGATTAGCCAAGTCAGCGCGTGGCAGACGTTCCCGCCTGAAATGTTCGTGTCCTACCGTGACGCGGTCGCATGGCCTCCTGAGACGGCCAAGGCGGTCATCTTTCATGGCAATCCCAAGCCCCATGAAATCACCGAAGGCTGGGTTCCGGGCGTGTGGAAAGTCGGCGGCTTTACGGCCATGCCTGAGCTAAAGGGCATGAACGTCACGCACGACTTTGCTTATGGGAACGTGCGGGCGAACGTGCTTAGGGACTTGCCGTGGTTCTCAGGCTTTGGTGAGCAGGACAAGGGCTGCGTGATCGTCGGCGGCGGTCCCTCGCTTTCGGACAGCGTGAAGGCGATCAAAGACCATCGGAGACGCGGCCTCAAGATCATCACCGTGAACAACGCACTGCGGTATCTGACGGAACGCGGGGTTACGCCTGACGCTCATGTGATGCTGGATGCGCGGGAGGAAAACCTGCACATGGTCGAGGATGCGCCAAGGAACGTGCGCTATTTCCTCGCTTCTCAGGTTCATCCGTGCGTGTTTGATGCGCTTTTGGGGCATGATGTTGTCCTGTGGCATAACGCGATGGGTTCCGGCGAGGAGCTTATGGACATCATCAAACCGTGGTTTGACGACGGCCCTGACCAGCGACCGTGCGTATTAGTGCCGGGCGGAGGGACTGTGGGCCTTCGGGCGATCAATCTGGCGTGGCTGTCAGGCTACAAGAAAATTCACCTGTATGGCTTCGACAGTTCATATGCGGAGGGACGACACCACGCCTATTCGCAGAGCCTTAACGACGGCGAGCCTACGCAGGAGGTCGTGTTGGCTGACAAGACGTACACGTGCGCTCGGTGGATGATTAGGCAGGCTGTCGAGTTTCAGCAGCAGTTTTTGTATTTGCGCGACCGTGGCGTTAAGGTCGTAACGCACGGGTCCGGCCTGATACCGGCAATGGGGAGGCTTCTCGCATGATCTGGGTTCTAGGGCTTCTCGCCGTCTGGCTACTTTGGCTTGCTGCGGTCGGGCTGTTTCTGGCGACGCGCCGATGAAACAGATAGACGGCCTTTGGTGGCCTGATTTTGACGTTCGTTGCCGTCAAGCGGTGGTTGCTGAGTGCGCGGCGGCTATGCCCGTTGTGCTGCCGTTGGTGAAGGAAAAGCGGGTCTGCGTCCAAGCTGGCGGCAACGTCGGCGTCTATCCTCTCGCGCTGGCCAAGGCGTTCGATCAGGTCATCACGTTTGAGCCGGATGCAGACAACTACGATTGCCTGTCGGTGAACGCTGACCAGAGCAACATTCAGCGGTGGTGGGGCGCTCTAGGTGCAGAGCCGGGACAATGCGATGTCTTGCGTATCGACACTGATAACTGTGGCTCCCACAAGACCGTCAAAGGCGCCGCTGTTTGGGTCGAAACTATCGACAACATCCCGCTAGAGGCCTGTGATCTGATTTGGCTGGACATAGAGGGAGCGGAGGCGGATGCGATTGACGGAGCGAGGGCGACAATCGAGAAGTTTTCGCCTATCATAGTGCTTGAAGAGAAAGGGCTTGGCGCAAAAGCCGACTTGCCCGGTTATTCTTGCATTATGCGTATTGGAAACGACACTGTGTATCGGAGGACATAGGATGGCGGTAAAGGCAGCGTTTAGCGATAACACGTCATATTGGAACACGCCGCGACGCGGGTTCATTACGGCGGCTGGAGATTTTGCGCAGGCTTTTCCGTACCGCGATTACGGCGGCCCGCCGTTTCGTTGCGAAACCGATGATGAATACAAAGCCCGCTTGGCCAAACACGACGAGGAATCGTAATGGATTATGTAGCGCCAGACGGACGGGACCGGATCATTCCGCGCTTCCATATCAAGCCGGTTCGCGACAACTTCCAATCGGAGAAACAAGGCCGCGAGGTCTGGAATGACGTTGAGTACGTCGAACTGATCGTTCCGGGCGATAACAAGAACATTGTTGACGTGGCCGTGAAGGACGAACACCGCGAACGCTGGCCAACGAAGTACGCCGCGTTTAAGGCCAACATGGAAGCCCCTGAAAGCGGTACGCCGCTGGATGAATGGGCGGGCGTTGGCCGCAGTCAGGTGATTGAGCTTAACAGCGTCCACATTCGCACCGTGGAAGCCCTTGCGGGCCTCTCTGACAGCCAACTGGCCAAATGCGTCCCGATGGGTGGCCAAGCCCTTCGTGCCAAGGCTCAGCGGTTCCTAGAGCAAACGGAGGCGGAAAAGCCCCTTGCGGAGATGACGCAGCGCATTCGCGAGCTAGAGGAGAAGCTGGCGCTTGCTCTTGAAGCCAAGAAGGCGGAAGCGGCATGATCTTGCAAGAATACAGCGACGCCGTGATGATTCCTGCGATTCTTCGGATGATTGGCTTGCCCGACACGCCCGAATCTCGGACCGCGTTGCATAAGTTTACGATTGCTGAACTTGCGGCCATGAGGGCTGCAAGCCAAAAGGAAGCGGCATGATCGAGTGGTTGAACGAAAGCCCAACGGACGCCGCGCTTAGGAATAGCATTGCAGCGGCTATTGCTGACCCTAGCGAATGGCGCGGGCAAGCAGCGGCGAGAGCATACCAATACGCGGTATCCCGGCTGGAGGATGCACAAAAACAAGTCTTTGAGGCTCAAGAAATGGTCAACGCTTGCGCTACTGCGGTGCGGGCGCAAGCTCTGCTAGAGGTGTCAAAATGAGCGGTCTGGAACGAGACGTGATGTATAAGCCGGGCGCTTCCTTCTTCAAAGAAGGCAAGTTCCTCATGTTCCGCTATCAGGCGGATTCATCGTCGGTTATCGGCCCGCGTGTGGCGACAGAAGCAGACAAGAAGGCGCATGGCGCGGAATATGCTATGTATCTAAACGAGGCTTTCAACCATGCTCCGGTTGAGGCTTTCGATCACGACGCCGACGGACAGCCGGGAGGGGCTATCCGACCCGTAAGCGACGAGCACAAGCACGTCCCTGCGGATTACGAAACCCCTCCGACGCCTAAAAAGCGCGGACGCCCGCCAAAGGTCTAAGCCGTGGATTTGCTCGGAATCATTCGCCGCTCTTGCCGCCTTCTCTCGCTTCCGCTGCCTACGGAAGTCGTTACCTCGACAGACATTCAGGTGCAGCAGCTTCTTGCGCTGGCCAATGAGGAAGGCGACGAACTAGCGGGAACGTATGATTGGCAGATCATGCGCCGTCAGCATTTGTTCGATACGGTCGCGAGCGCGGTCCAAGCGAGTGCGGTTCCGGCTGATCTGGACCACTTCATCGCTAACTCGTTCTTCAACCGAACGACCATGCGCTACATCTACGGCCCGATCACTCCGCAAGAGTGGCAGGCTATCCAAGCCCAGCCCCAGCTTAACCGCGTTTTCCTCGCCTTCGTTGAGCGTGACGGTCAGTTTTTAGTGACCCCGACGCCTCCCGCTGGCCAAGAAATCGCATACGAGTACATCACGAAATATTGGGCGAAGTCCTCCGCGGGCGTTCCGCAGCAAGAGTTTCTTGCGGACACGGATGAAACCTATCTGGACGACAAGCTGTTCCCGCTCGGCATCCGGTGGCGGTTCCTGAAGTCCAAGGGGCTGGATTACAGCGAAGATTTCCGCACTTACCAAAGCGAGCGCAATCAGCGCATGGCGCGTGACGGCGGGAACACTGTGATCGACAGCACGGGCGGCAACTACTACGGCTGGCCGACGAACATCCAGATGGGTAATTTCCCCGGATGAAGCTGTTTCTCACAATCTCCGACACCAAGAACCAAGAGACGCAGCGCAAGCGTCTCAATGCGTTGTTTGCTGTCTATAGCCCCGGCTATGGTTCGGCGCTTCCTGATGCTGCGGATAGCCCCGATGGCCGTCTGTTCTACATTGGCTCGCAGGGCTACCAGAACCGCGCGGGAGCATGGGTCGCGCTATGAGCCATCTGCCGGTGTGGGAACAGCGCGGCCAAACCTACGCGCAATATCAAGTCGCGCAGGCGGCGGTTCTTGATCGTGCTTACAGGCTTACGCAAGATGGGCTTGGGACACATGATGCGGTAAGCCGCGCGCGTTCGGAACTGGACACCAAACAATGAGGCAGGCAGCACAGAGATACGGTCGCCAACCTCTCCGGTCGGTGTCTCAACAGCGGGTGTCGGTTGGCCGCGCTATCCCGGCTCCCGTTGGCGGGTGGGACGCTCAATCACCGCTGGCCAATATGCCGCCGGAAAACGCGGTCATTCTCGACAACTTTATCCCTCGCGCGGGCTATGTGGAACTGCGTCGCGGCTATGTGCCGTGGCAAGAAGGATTGCCGCTTCCTGTCGAGACGCTGATGGTCTGGCGCGGTCATGTGCAATCGACGGCTGACGACATTTTCGCAGCGTGCGGCGGGTCGATTTATGACGTGAGCAATCAGAACGATGCGCCGGTTGAGGTCTTCACCGGGGCGGGCAACCCGCGCTGGCAATGGGTGAACTTCGCCAATGACGCGGGGACGTTCCTGATTGCGGCTAACGGGGCCTCGGTGCCGATCTATTACAACGGCACGGCCTTTACCGATACGGCCATCACCGGAACGGCGGGGGTTATCACGCTGGACCCGAGAACGCTTGTGGACGTAATGGACCACAAGGGACGCTTGTTCTTTGTGCAAGAGAACAGCCTTCGGGTTTGGTTTCTTGAGCCGTTCGCCATTCAGGGGACGGCTAACCTCCTTGATCTAGGTCCGATCTTTGACAAGGGCGGCTCGATCATTTGCCAAGCCACTTGGACGCTGGACGGCGGCTCCGGCGCGGATGATCTGGCGGTGTTCGTCACCACTCAAGGTCAGGTGGCGGTCTATCAGGGCCTCGACCCTTCGGACGCGAACAATTGGGCGTTGGTCGGGGTGTATGACCTTGGCCTTCCCCTCTCGCGTCGGTCGCTCATCAAGTATGGGTCTGATCTGGTCCTGCTGACAACGGACGGGGTTGTGCCTCTCTCGCAGGCCCTGAAACTGGACCGCGCGCAAGAGAACCTTGTGGCACTGACGCAGAAAATCCAGAACGCATTTCAGCAGGCAACGCAACGGTATCGCGGCAACTTTGGATGGGAGGGAACGCTTTACCCCAAAGGGACGCTGGCGGTTTTCAACGTCCCGACAGCCAACCTTACCCGGTCGGAGCAATATGTGCAGAACGTCCAGACGGGCGCATGGTGTCGGTTTACGGGCATTGACGCTTTTTGTTGGGCGGTGGCCAATGACCAGATGTATTTTGGCGCGTCTGATTACGTCGGGCTGTGGGATACGGGCTACGCGGACAATACGACCGGCATCACGGGCGACATCAAGACGGCGTTCAACTACTTTGGCTCGCGGGGCAGTCTGAAAAAGTTTGAGATGCTGCAACCCGTTCTGCGCATTTCCGGCGATCTAGCGCCAGCGGTTGAGATTGTGACGGACTTCAAAGAGAACGTCCCGACTGCGGTTCCTACGACGATCAGCACGACTGGCGGGCGATGGGACACGGGTCTATGGGACGTAGCCAAGTGGTCGGAAGCCGTACAGACGCGGGATAGCTGGACGAGCGTGACCGGGATTGGCTACTGCGGAGCCGTGCGCTTGCGGGTGCAGCCTCTTCCGACGCTCTACATTGACTTGGGCGTAGATGACGATACGTCGGTCGCGTATGAGGCTGACGGCATTGTAGCGATGCAAGCGGCCCGCAATACGAACGCCCCGTGCGAGATTATCGCCTTCAACGTGAAGTACCAGAACCAGACGGGCGGGCAGCTTTGAGGCTAGTCTCCGGCCCGTTCTCCCCGCTCGTCGCTCAATGGGTAGCGGACCAGATCGGGCACGGACTGGATTGGGGGCCATGCGAGGCTATCGGGGTTGTCGATAAGGATGATAATCTCATCGGCGGCGTGGTCTTCAATCAGTATCAGCCCCAATATCGCAACATAGAGGTCAGTTTTGCCGCGATACGGCCCGATTGGTTGACGCCTCGCCTTGTCACCTCTATCATGCATTATCCGTTCTATCAGCTAGGAGCGGCGAGAATCACCAGCCTGACGCCGAAGAAGTTGCGTCGCGCTCGCCAGTTTCTCTCAAAGTTTGGTTTCAAACATGAGGGGACTATCCGGCGTGGTTATGGTGATGACGATTGCATCATCTCCGGTCTTCTCGAAAGCGAGTGGCGCGACCACCGCTTCAACAAGGAGCGCGTGAGTGTCCAAGCCGAGGCCCCCCGCAGCGCCTGACCCCGTACAGCTTGCCAACGCTCAGGCCAGCGCAAACACGCGCACGGCTCAAGAGCAGCAGCGGCTAAACATGGTCAATACGAGCGGTCCGCAAGGCTCCGTCCGTTATGTGGCTGACCCGTCCGCGCCCGGCGGATACCGTCAAGAGACGATGCTTTCTCCCGGTGAGCAGCAGAACTACGACCGCTCAACCGCTGTCTATGGCGGCGCGCTGGATACGGCAGGGCAGCAGCTTGGCCGCGTGAATCAGGCGCTGGGTCAAGGCCTGAATATGGAGGGCCTGCCGGAGCTTCAGGGCTTCAACGCGCCAGACTTTGACCGTCAACGGTTTGAGGATTCGGTATATGCGAGCCAAACACGTCGCCTTGACCCTCAGTTTGACCGGATGGAACGCTCGCAGGATGCGCGATTGGCCGCTCAAGGTCTTGGCGCAAACAGCGAGGCGACGCGAAATCTTCGCCAAGATTTTGAACGAGATAGAGCAGACGCTTACGGAGAGGCCCGCAACCAGTCCATTCAGGCCGGTGGCGCGGAACAATCTCGCGCTATTCAACAAGCCATTGCGGGCGGGACATTCGGTAATCAGGCGCGGACGCAGGGCCTTCAAGAGCGGGCATACGTCCAAAACCAGCCCCTAGCCCAACTGCAAGCCCTTCTCGGGACGGGCCAAGTCGGTATGCCGCAAGGTATCCAGTACAGCCCGACCGGCGTAGGACAGACGGACGTGATAGGCGCGCAAAGCCTAGCGACCCAAGCCCAACAAAACGCCTACCGAACTCAATCCGGGACTTTCAATGAGATGATGGGCGGCTTGTTCCGTCTCGGAAGCGCGGGGATAGCCGCGTCTGACCGTCGCCTCAAGCGCGACATCAAGCGTGTTGGAGCGATGGCGAACGGCCTTCCGGTCTATGAATATCGGTACGTTTGGGGCCGCAAGCGTCATACCGGCGTGATGGCGCAAGACGTTCTCAAGATGGGGATTGACGCGGTTGTCCGTCACTGGACGGGCTTCCTCATGGTCGATTACGGGAAGCTCTAATGGCCCGCGCTCCCATGCCTGCCCCGCAGATGATCGAAACCCCGGCCATGCGCCGTAGCTCCATGCTGGCGCAGATGTTGCAGCAAATGCAGCAGCAGCCGCCTGAACAGATTAGTTCTTATGGTCAACTAGGCGCTGAGTTGCTTGCCAAGGGCATCACGCAGTTTAGCGCCAACCGTGCGAATAGGGCCGTGCAAACGGAGCGGGCGCAACGCACGGCTGGCGAGGCCGATTCGTTTGGCTTGACGCTAGGCAATCTGTTGCGTGATTCTGGTGGTGCGCCGCCCGTTCCCGATATGCCTGCCGCGCCGCCTTCGCCCACACCGCTGCCGATGGTGCCTCCCGTTTCCAACACGCAACAGCCTGTTGAGGCTATGACGGCTCCGGCTCCCACGGTTGCGGGTGCGGCAATGCCGCCCGCTGCACCGGCTGGAGTGGCCGCGCCAATGCCGCCAATGGCAGACGTGCCACCCATGCCGCAAGCCGCAGCGCCTGTTAGCTCGGCCCCGCAAATGGCCCCGCAAGCTGCGCCACAAGCGGCCCCGCAAATCGCGCCCCAATCTGCTGCTAACCCGCTTGGGATTACGCCGGGTGAAATGGCTAGTATTCAAGAGGGCGTGGACGCTTTTAGACGTACCGGCGACCCTGCAATCGGCGCGTGGGTCCGTGGTGAGATTGATCTTGTGCGACGGCGCATGAACGCGCCCGCTGCGGAACGGCGAGAAGTCACAGATCAAAACGGTGTTAAGTATTTGGTTGACCCGACTGGCGCGACGCCGCCGGTTCCGCTGTTTGGCGAGCAAGGCGTTCCCGATCTTGCAAGAACCAGAACCGTTGTGGCCGGTCCAGATGATCCGTTTGGCATGGTCGAAGGCACAACTTACTCAATCAATCCGAGCGGCGTAGCTTCTGTGGTCCGCGCCCCTTCGGCTGGCTACAGAGGCTCTGGTGGTCGGGAAGCGCCAATTGCTGGCGGTCCCCAAGACCCTGCGGCGGGCGAGAACCGAATCAGAAACGAGCGCGAGCTTCGCCGCGAATACCAAGGCGCAACGCAAGAATATCGCACCGTTCGCCAAGCCTTCCAGAAGGTCGAGGCATCGTTGGCGCAAGGAACCGGCATCGGTGACGTTGGCGGTATCTTTGGCGTCATGAAAATCTTTGACCCCGGCTCTACCGTTCGCGAGGGCGAGGCCGCTACGGTGCAAAACTCAGGCGGCGTTCCGGAGAGCATTCGCGGCCTTTATAACCGCGTGGTCACGGGTGAGCGGCTTACGCCTCAACAGCGGGCCGAGATTGTCGCTGTCGGTCGGGCGCAGTTTGGTACTTACGAGCAATCGTATCAAAGCCGCGTCGCTGACTTTACCCGCATGGCGGAAGGCTACGGCATTGATCCGCGCAACGTGGTCGGGAGCGATGAAGCGCCCGCACCTTCGCCCGGCGGGGAGCGCCTGACGCCAGAACAAGCCGCTGCGCTTCCTCCGGGAGAGACTTTCCTTGATATGAATGGCCGTCAAAGGACGCGCCGATGAGACGCCAAGACCCCTACGAGGACATTGCGCTTCCGGTCCAAACTGGCGACCCCTACGCGGACATTGCGTTGCCTATTCCGACCAATCGCAACAGACGCCAAGACGCACCTGTGCCGCAAGACGGCGCAGATGTGCCGTTTCAGCCAGAACTAGCGCCGGGCGATAACGCGGTCTATCCGACCATGCGTCCCGGCTTTGAGGCCATTGGCACTCCGCAGGCACCGCTAGACACCATTGGCGAGGAAGAAGCGGCAGCTAATCGTAACGTGTTTGGCGCGCAAGGGACAAGGCTAGACCCCATCGACCTCAACACGCTTCCGCCCGAGGACCGTGCGTATCTTAACGCGGGTATGTGGGTGAAGCTGGGTAACGGTGAAGTGCGCCGGATGATGGCGGACGCGCGACCAACTGCGGGCGGACCTGGCACCCAAGAAATCCGTCCCGGCCTGTTTGTCGAGGAAACCGCAGGCGTTGGTACGGACATGGCCAAGTCCTTCCCGACCGGCGTGGTTGAGGGTCTGACGGGCCTTGCGGGTATGCAAGGGACGCTAGGCCAGATGATCGGGGGCCGTCCCGGTGAGTTCCTTCCGGGCTTTGGCATCGTCGGACCGTCCGGCGAGCAAATGAACGAAGGCATCCGCGCTCAAATTGGTTATGACTATTACCAGCCTCAGACGGTGGCGGGGGAGTATTCCCGAACCCTTGGCGAGTTCCTGCCGGGGTTTGCCGCGCCGGGTGGCGTTGGAATGCGCGCGGCATCTGTCGCGGTCCCTGCTGTTACGAGCGAATCGGCTGGCCAGCTTGCCCGTGCTTTGTCCGGTGGCGAGCGCGACACAGCGGCGGAAGGCTTTGCTCGGATGGGCGGCGGCCTGATCGGCGGCGCTGGCGTTGGCATTACGGGCGCGATGCGGTCGGGCGCTGACAATGTCCTTCGTAATGCGGCTGAAAACGTCTCACCGCAGCAACTTGATCTTGCGGCTGCCTTGCGTGCTCGCTCGCCTGTTCCCCTGACCAATGCGGAGGCGCTTCAGCAAGTGACGGGCGGCGCTACCGGCATGGGCCGTGTGCAGCGGGTTGTGGAGGGCGCTAACAGCCGTCTTGCTCCGATGATGGCGCAACGTCCCGAACGGGTAGAGCAGGCCATTAGCGGCGCTTTGGAGCAAATCGGCCCCGCCGTTGAGCCGTCTGCGCTCGCGCCTCAAGTTCGGGAAGCGGCTGGCGGTGTGCTGAACACCCTTCGCCGTCGTGCGAATGAGGACGCGCGCCCGTTCTATGACCGCCTGCCGGGCCAGTCGCTTCCGCCTGAACAGTTCCAGCAACTGACGGAAAACCCGTCGTTTGCCGCTGCGCTCCGTTCGGTTCGTGGTGACGAGGAACTTGCGCCGCTTCTCAGTCGTGAACTTCCGATGGAACAAGACGTGCGGATGCTTCGCGCGCAACAGCAAGGGTTCAACACAGACCGGCCCTATTACCACGGCTCTCGCCAGCCATTTGAAGGCGAGTTCCGAACGGACATGACCGAGCGCGGGGCGCTTGGCGAAGGTTTGTATGTGACCCGCCGTCCGCAAATCGCGTCGGAATATGCCGGAAGTGAAGGAGCGGTGTACCCGACGTTTCTTCGTCAAGGTTCGGTTCTCGACACCACTACGCCGGAAGGGGGCGCGGCGTTTCGCGCGGGAGCGGAGGCGGACATTATTCGCGCGCCGGGCCAGTCTGTTGTTCGCAACCCTGACGCGGTTCGCTCCACTTTCGACCCGTTCGCCGCGCCTAGACCTGACAATGACCTCAACGTCATCAACGAGGTTGTGAAGCAACTCGGCACGATGGCTGACGAAGCCGCACCCAACTCTATGCGTGTTGGCGGAAGTATGACGCGCGCCGCTCAACGGACGGAAGCGCAGCGGTTGGCTGACGCTCTCGCCCGTGAAGCCTCGCCCGATTACGCTATGGCCCGCGACACGGTGCGCGGTGTCAATGAAGCGTTTATTGACCCGCTCAAGGCTGGTCCGATTGGCGCGCTTGCTGACACGGCGGAAGCCGCTCCGAACCTTGGCGCGATGACCGGACGCTTGTTCCCGTCTCAGCCCTTTGAAGGCCAAGCGGCTGAAACCGCTCGCGCCTTGCAGTTGATGAATGAGATTGACCCGAACGTCGGCGGGCCGCTCGTTCGTCAGCATCTAGCGCGCATGGCGGCGGAAGCCAATCAAGCCAACGTGGGCGGCGCTAACCAGTTCGGCGGGGCGAAGTTCGCAGCCCAAGCGTTTGGCAACCCCCTACAAAGGGAGACGACGCTAGGGGCGGTCGATACCGTCGCGCCTATGGCGTCGCGGGACATTCGCGATCTGGTAGAGGCTCTTTTAGCCACCGGACAGCGTGAAGCCCAAGGCTCTAACACATCGTTCAACTCTCAGTTTCTCGATGATTTGAGAAACGGCAACGCGGCGACGAACGTGGTGCAAGGCATCACCAATCTGCCCGGCCTGCCCGGTAGGCTTGCGCGCGGGATTGACGATTGGACGGCCCGTCGCAACGCCGAAACCTTGGCTGAAATGCTTATGGCGGATTCAGACGTATTTAGCGCCCGGCTTACCCGTGCAATCAATCGTCCCCGTGGCGCTAACCGCATCCGTGCGGGCGTAGCGGTCGGGGCTGGACAAGAGGACTAACGGTGCCGCGCAACGGATCAGGCCAATACACGCCCCCCTCAAACACTTGGAACCCGGCCACGCCTGAGACGGCTATCCTCTCGGATGACTGGAACACGACGCAGGCTGACTATGCGACCGCCCTGTCTCAATCCATTGCGACGGATGGCCAGACCACGGCGTCGGCTCGCATTCCGTTTGCTCAAGGCGTGTCGGTCGATAACGGCTTGCTAAGCGCCCCGGCTATCTCGGTCATCGGGGACACTGACACGGGGGTTTACTTCCCGGCTGCAAACCAGATCGCGATTGTGGCGGGCGGCATCGCCGTCATGACGGCTACGGATACGACAGTAACCTTCCCGGTCGGGGTCACCTTCTCCGGCTCCCCGTCTATCGCAGGAAACCTGACGCTGACGGGTAACCTGACGGTCAACGGCAACACCACGATTGGCAATGCGGGAGGCGACACGCTGACGGTGGTGGCTACCGGCACGCTCACCGGAAACCAGACATTCAACGGCACGGCGACCTTTACCTCTACCGTGACGGTTCCTGACGGCTCGTTTACCAACGCCAAACTGGCGAACATGGCGACCGCGCGGATTAAGGGTCGGGCTACGGCTGGTACGGGCGGGGTGGAAGACCTTACCGGAACGCAAGCCACCACCATTCTGGACCCTGTCGTTGGCGCTACGCAGTCGGTGGCGGGGACAAAAGGCCTTGTTCCGGCTGCTGCGGCTGGCGATCAAGACAAGGTGCTGACGGGTGCGGGGACGTTCCAAGTCGGCTACGGGCGCGCTTTTGGCTGCGTCATCACGACGACCAACGTGAACGGCTCGCAGCCTACCTTCACAAACGGCGTGAACGTGGCCAGCCTGTCTGTTTTGACCGTAGCTAGTTCGCAATCGTCGTGCGTAATTACGTTTACCAATGCTTTGCCAAACGCCACGTTTGCCGTACATATTCAGACTAACGGAAGCATTTCAAACGGCGGAACGGCTTACGACACGAAAACAACCGGCGCTGTTACGATCTATTGGGACAACACAGGCGGCGTAAACACTGAGCTTTCTGTTTCGGGATTCGCATAATGGCTATTATCCCCCGCAAGACTTATCCCGAGCTTACCGCGCAAACAACGGTCGCTGATTCCGACCTAATTGCGACCTATCGCTCGCCCGGCCCTCTGAAGAAGCTGACGGCCCTTATCTTTGGGACGTGGGTTGTCCAGACCCTGACCGCCTTTGTGCAGGACGGAATCGGCGCAATCAGCCGCACGTTTCTTGCCAAGGGCCGCGACACTCTCGATGTGCGCGACTTCGGTGTGACGACTTCGGGCGACAATGGCGCAGCAATTCAAGCTGCGCTGACAGAGGCGGTAACAAGCGGCAAAGAACTGGTGTGGCCGGGTGGGAGCTACACGAGCAACCAAGCCCTGTCTTGCGGTGCCGTAAAGATGAGGGCGCAAGGGCCGGTGACGATCACCTATGGCAGTTCCACCCACATCGGCAGGTTTGTTGAAATATCGTCGGGCGGCGCGGGCGATGTGGTGTTTGCTGGCGATTTCACGATTGACGGCAACAACAAAGCCAATATCGGCGTCACGATCATCAACGAAAACGCGACGGCTAGGAAGCTGTCAATCGGCAACCTGACCGGCAGAAACTGCAAGATGGTGACCGGCTCGGCGTTTAACGCAGGCTCCATTGGCGTCAACATTCTTGGCAACTGGAGTCTTATTCAGGCAAACAGGCTGGCCGCGTCAGCTATCAATCGAGACGCGGGTACGGCTGGCGGCACTCTCAGCACCATCGGCGTTCAAGCGGGCATCACGGCGGGTTATGGCCCCTTGGTTATCGACGTTGACATTCTGGAAGTGTCGGACATTTCGTGCGGCGACGCGGCGGGAGCGGCGCAGCGGATCGACGTTGACGGGGCGTTTTTCGCGCAACTTGATGTGACTGGCGCGTCCTGTCGTGTCGGGCAATTGCTGGCAAATAACTGTGTCGGACGGTCCTACAAAAACCAGTCCTACAGGTCCAACGTGTTGGAGGCCGCGTCGGTCACTCGCACGGTCGAAAGCATTACGGGCGGCGGCGCGGACATTGACTTTCAGTTTGCGACCGGAGTTCTCGGGCAGGCGGACTTTTACTATTCGGGCAGCGCCAACCTAGGCGACGGCGTTACGCCTGTTTCGTATTTCACGGCTACGTCTCGCACTCGTTACGGCCCTGTTGAAACCGGCCCTGTTACGGTCATTGACGCGACCGGCGGCGCGGAGACGATCAACCAGATCATAAGTTGCCGGAACTCGTCGGGAACGAGCGTCGCTTTGCGCTATGACATTGGCCCGGTGGCTATCTTCGGCAAGGCTGCGAAGTGTCTGGTCGATATTGGCGCGTCGGGTTCGGTTGGTAATTGCTCGATAAACTTCGCCGGGTTCAGCGGCGTGCTGACCTACTCAGTAATCAAAAACAATGCGTCTCCAAACAACCTCGACGCAATGTATATTGGCGTTCAGAATACCGGATCAGAAATTCCGACCATTAAGCGCGACGACGCGGCCCCGCTAGGGAACTTTTCGGGCAGGCATTGGGATCAGGGCGGCAATGTCGGATTGGCGATCAATCGCGGTGCGGACGCGGCTATTCCGGGCCTCGCGCCACCGGGAACGACGTTTACCATTGCAAGTCTGCTGAACGGTCGGGTTCCGCTTTATGCGGCCACGCTGGCGAGCGGTGCGACTGTTGAACTTCCCGCTTTCGGGCTTACTGCCAGCACGGGCATCGTCACGATAGTCGATTTGTCGGGGAATGAAATTGGCCGTTACAAGGTGACGGGCGGGTCAAACACAATCACCACCGACTTGTCGGCCACGACTATCGTTGCCGGGAGCGGAGGCGCGGACCCCGGCTCCGGCACTGTCCGTATCTGGATGACAAGCAGCGCGTCTCGCATGACTGTAAAAAACACGGCTGGCGACGGTCGGTTTTTGAACATCTACGCGGATATGTAACCGTCATGATCCTAGAACCCAGCCACCTCATCACCCTCGGCCTCGCTGGTGTGGCCGTCATCGTTTGGCTTGTGCGGCGTGAAGGCCGTGTAAACGGAAAGGCAACGCAATGACTGCTCAGGAACATATAGACGCCATCGGACGCGCGTTGGCAAAGTCGGAGGAAGCCGTCAAAGCGACACGCAAGGCCCTTAAGCTAGTCGAGGAGCATCACGCGATCCTTCACGCTCGTCTGGACCGCGCTCAGAAAGCCTACATTGCCATCCGCGACGGCGACAACATCGTGGCCTTCTCGGGCGGGTCGAACAAGCCGACTGAGCCTGACCCTGACGAGGGGCCGTAAGCCTGATGGACACGCTGCATGATCTGTTCTGGTTAGCCAGCCGGAATGTTGCGCTGATTTTCGGCGGCGCGACGTTCTTTGTGTGGGCTGTGAGCCAGTGGGCTACACACGACGACCGCAGGCACGTTGACGCGTTAGGTGTTAGCCTCTTGTTCTGCGTTAGCTACCTTTTGACCAACGCCCTTGAGATGACGATGGGCTGGCCAAACATGATCGCGTGGCTTCCGTTCTTGGACGCTGCTTTGTGCGCCATGGTCTATTTCAACTGGCGTCGTCATCCTAAGCCTTGGAAAGCGATTGTGTTGGGGGCGCTAGTTGGTCAGCTTGCCTTGCACTTTGCAGCCACGGTTTTGTGGAAAACAGGCCAACTGTCGTTTTCGGGAGAGCTTCTGTACGCGACGCTAATCAATGGGCTTTACGCCGTTCAACTGTTTGCTTGTGGGAGCGTCGGTGTTGGTCATGGTTTGGGTCGCCTTTTCGCTGCTAGGCGTGATCGTCGGCGGCTGGCTGTTGTGTCGGGTCATGGCGAATGACCGGGGTAACATTAGACCGTCTGGACGAACGGACAAGAAGCCACGAGCGAGAGATTGAGGCGCTGAAGGGTGAAGTGAAGGGTCTGTGGCGCATCGTGTTTTGGGGGAGTGGCGTTTGCATGGGCTTCGGCTCGGTGGCCACGCTGCTGATTCCGAAGGCAATGAAGGCGATGGGGCTATGACTGACACACCGCCTAATCCTCGTGAGGTTCCGCCGGTGTCGCGGCTAGAAGCCACCAAGTCGTTTATTGGCGATCTGGCCCGGCCCTTCGCCCTCTACGCGACCGGCGCGGGAACTGCTGTTGCGACCGTCATCGGCGCCATGAAGTGTGAGGACGGAATACAGGCTGCGGCGGTCATCACAGCGGCTGGCGTTGTCTTGGGCGGGATGTACGGACTCAAGGAATGGGGCAATACTCGCCAAGAGGTCGCCCGCACAAACGCTAACGCAGGAAACCCGACGCCATGACCTACGCACTAGGCGCAAAGTCCAAAGAACGCCTTAAAGGCGTCCACCCTAATCTGGTAAACGTGGTCGAAATGGCCATTCAACTGACCAAGCAGGATTTCATGGTGCTTGAAGGCGTCCGCACTCCCGCGCGCCAAAGAGAGCTTTACGCGCAAGGCCGCACCAAGCCGGGGCCAAAAGTGACTTGGACGCTCAATAGCAACCATTTCGTAAACAAAGCGACGGGCTATGGCCACGCGGTCGATCTTGTGCCCTTCCCGGTTGACTGGTCGCACAAAAAGCTAGACGTGGTTTCCAAGGCTATGTTTGCCGCTGCTGATACCCTTGGGGTCAAAATCCGGTGGGGTGCTGACTGGAATAGGAACGGGAAACCGCGCGAACGCGGCGAGAGCGATTCTCCGCACTTTGAGTTGGTGCTGTGATGTTTGGCCTCGATAAGACCGCAACCCGCATCGCCAGCATCATCGCTCTTGTCGTGGTGCTTTGTCTGGCAATGGCTGTCCTGACCATGTGCCAAGCCCGAAAAGAGGCCGCTACAGCCAATGCGAAGGCGCGGGAGGCTACAGGGCAAGCGAACGCCGGTTCTGCCGCTGTGCGGGCCACTGAGGGGCGTTACGAGCGGGATGCGGCTACGGATGCACAAACCAAGTCCAACGCGGATTTTATCGAGGGAGCGGAAAATGGGCGTGAAGATGCTGGCGAGGCTGGCCGTAGGGGCTGGATTGCTTACTGTCGCCGGGTGCGGGACAACCATCCAAAGTGCGCTGGACTGTAGCAAACTGATCGGGCCGTCCCTTCGCGCTGACGTTGCCGTAACCCCGCCACCCGAAGAGAACATGATCGGCTCTTGGGTCGCGGTTGCCGACGCCCGTCACGGCGATACGGACAAGGCGAACAACCGGGCTAACACCGTGATCGAGATTTGCGACGCGGTCGGGGTTGAGAATCAGCGCCTGACGCGCCGTCGTCTATTCGGCCTCTTCTAGCGTTTCCGATAAGCCCACAGATATAACTGGCACAGCCCGGCTATGGCGATAAAGAACAATCCTAGATAAAGGTCACTCACGTCCCCCCCCCCTTTGCGAGAAGGGCGGCTCGGGGCGGTAAGCCGTCACAGAACTTCGGCCACAGCCCCTCACCCACGATGAAGTCGTCCCTGCGGTTGAGCAGATTTTGCAGCCTCTCTATCTCAGCGGCTTGGCGTTCAAGGGTGTCGGCTGCGTCGGGGCCAGCGGGGTTCACCAACCGTTGCCCCACGCCAAAAGCGTGATAGGAAGCCCGCAGCATCTCGCACAGACCGGCTATGTCAAGGGTGGTCATGCTTCTTCTCCTGTATCGGTAGGGCGAAGGGCTGCGAGAAGGGCGATAGCGTCCAACTCGCCTTGGCTGATCGGCGGATAGCGGAGTACGCCGTGGGTCTGCGTCGGAACGGCCTCGGCCATAGCCAGCCATTCGGTGACGATCTCGACGGCTTCCCGCTTCCCGTCTGGTGCGGGCGCTGCTGCGAGCATGGCGCGGTATGCCGTCCGAATGTAGGTTTCATACGGCTGGCCGTCGCCGCCATTGGTGCCAAAAATACCTGCGGCGACCGCTTCGTGCCACGCATCTATCATCGCCTCTGTCGGCTCTACCGGAACAGTCCGCCAGACCGGCTCTGCGTGTAATGGTGTGGTCATTCCCCACCCCCATCAGCAGGAGCAGGGGCGGCAGGGAGGCCAAACCCTGCATCTTCCGCACTGCGCCTGATGTGCCTCGCAACAAGATCGCCCGTCGCAATGTCCTGCCACCCCGTCTGTCGGCTCTCTCCCTGAGTGAGGGCGGCTCGGGCTAGAATGTCGATCAGCAGTTCTCCGAGCACGCCTCCCCGCACAAGATCATCGGGGATGAGCGCAAGCCAGTCGCGGGCCAGTTCGTTGATGCCGTCCAACGCCTTGGCCAGCACCTCCCGTTCCGCTGAGAGGCGTTCGATCAGGGAGGCGGCTTCGTACCGTTCAACGTTTGACGAGATCACAGTGTCCCGCGCCGATTGCGGCCACTCAAGGCCAATAGCGCGATCAATCCGCAGCCGCTCCACCACGCTTGCCGGGGCGCTCTCACCGACGTACTTGAAGCGGGAAAAAACCGACCCGTTCCGCTCGCTGATCTCGGCCACGTCGATGTATCGTCCATCCGACGAGCGGAAGGTGGCGAGCGCGCCGTTTGCGAGATTGTGGCGAGCCAGATAGGTGTCGGCGTTGACCACCAACAGGCGGCTTTTCCCCGGCGTCAGCAGCGGCACCATTTCCGCCGTCAGCGGTCCGGGCGTCAGCCGCTCCGCCACGCTTGCCGGTGTTTGTTGTTCGGTCATGCTGGTTTCTCCGCGAGGCCACACCTGCCGCTTGGCACGGCAAAAAGACGCTTCGTGTCGGCTGGATTGTGGTAGGGCGTCAGATTAGGACGGAGGCGGAGCAGTTCAGCGGTTGATATGCCGCCGGAACCGTACGGTGGCTCGCACTCGACAGCGCCCCACCGCCACGCCATGCAGGCCGAGCCGATGCACAGGTAGCCAGACGCCGGGTCAGCCGGGCCAGCCGCACGAACGAACGGGCACCACTTTGTCTTCGCTTCGTCCTCGGTCATGCTTCACCCGTGGCGCGGGAGGGAGGGGAATTGGGTTCATCGCCTTTGGCGATACCCACCGAGACCGTTTCGGGGGCTGTGGTAGCTTTGGCGGCACGAGCGGCATCCAGCCAGCGGCGGTGAGCGGCTTCACGGGCTCGCTGGACGTACCCGACACAGGCCGGGATGTCGGCAACGTAGCGGTCTCCCTTGCGGATGAAGAACTCGGAGCCTCCGCAGGTCAGGCCGGTGAGAGCCTTCGTCAGCGCCGCGTTCTCTGCGAGAAGATCAGCGATGGTGTCAGCGGTGCCCGGCTGGGTATCCGCGTCAGCGGATGAACCCCCTTCATTGAGGTCAGAGGCTTCTGTCATTGGTCGGGTCATCACAGCCACCACAAAGCTACAACACCACCCATAACCGCAAAGATAATCAGACTGCGGATACGGAAGCATTCGGGGAGGGCGCGGAGCCACAAAGGACCTTCGTCAACGGCGGCATCGAAGTTCCAGCCGCGCGAAGAACCTTGATCGGTAGCCATAGCGGCTTCACGGCGATGGTCGCGGTGCGTATGGGTGTCGATCATTTGATGCCCCTCGCGACTTCGGCGTAAATCTCGGCAACGGTATCCATTGCGAGCGACACTCCCTTTGCGGAGAACAGCCACGCATCGCAGCCGGTGTTAACCACATCGTATTCCTGCGTGTGGCCAAACTTGGCGGGCGCTGCCTTCTCAATACGAAGGTTTGTGTCGATCCCGTTGGACCGGATGCGCCAGCCGCCTTCTTCACGGTGCTTTGTCAGCCTCGGAACGTTAGTCATCGTTCTTCTCCCCATCCTTCTCCATAGAGAAGGCTTCTGCTTTAAGGGCTTGAACAGCCCATTGGTGAATGGTGTCTGCCATGTCGTTGTTGAGGGCCTTTTGTTGCGCCTCCAAAACAGACCCTTTGCGGGGTCTCACGGCGATGATTGGCGGGCGCTTGTTCACCGCGAGAAGCGCGCTTCGTTGCCGCGATACTTTTTCGTGCGGACGGTTTCGGGGGTCGGGTGACGGTTCAGGGCCGTAGCGTCAGCGAGAGCCGAACGCATCGCGGCGGTTACGCCCTCTTTGGGGTACAGCGGGGCGCGGCTGAAACGCTCAATAGCGCGGGCTTGGCGGGCGTCACGGCGAGCGGGGAAGTTAGCGGGCTTCATTGGTTATCTCCTTGTTGGTCTGGTCAACCTACACCCTTCGCAGCCGTGGTCAACCATTATTTTCAGCCCCCTTCCTCTATCTGGTGAGAGATTGTTGTTGTTGGGTTTTTATCCATTCGCGCTTTGCGCTCATACCCACCGAGTCAGTTTTTAGGCTGGAGGCTTATCGGTCAGAGACGCCGAAACGACGCGCCCGACCGAGTAGCGCAACGAGTTGTAGCCTTCGGTATCTCCGGCCCGTTCAAGCATGGCCTCGACCCACGCTACGGCGTCTAAACAGCTAACGGATGGGCCTCCGGGGTCACGGCTGAAAACCACAGTTACGGTTGCAACGTCGTTCATCATTACAGGCTCCTTAAAAGCTGTTCGCGTTGTGTCGCGACGCAAAATCTCTGACGTAATGAACCGCGTCAGGTCGGTGTAAAAACTGGATCGGGACGACGGTTTTAGCGGTCTTTCGGCGAAGCTCGGTGGCAAACTCGGTGTAACTAGCTTCAGGCCTGATCGGCTCTAGGCCGTTTTCAATCAGCCACTTGTTTGCGATCAATCTCGCGCTCTTGTTGTTCAGCCTCATAGCTATCTCCCTACCCTCAATTCCTTAGGCAACCAGATGCGGAGAGAACATAATCTGCCCTGCAAAGAGCAGACCATGTTCAAAATCGTCTCGATTCCTTGAGGTCGCGACACGTCTTCAAACACATTTGCACGGCTCACCGACGAACGGTTCTGGCGGCTACGTTGTACCAGATTACAAGCCAATCTCTCGCAGCGGCAGGCCCATCACGCAGCGGTGCAAATCACCACGCGGGCCACTCGGGTTTTCCCCTGTCGTTTTTTAGGCGTCTGGCCACACGATGCGGGTTCCTCCCGCCTTGCGGCTGCCGTAGCAGCATAAGGGCCTGACTGGACCCGTCTTGCTTTGGGAGCGCCGTTGTCTTACGTTACCGAAAGAGCGAAGGCTCTCCGTGCTGCTACACGGATTCAGGAGGGCGGGCCTTTGCGGGGTCCGCCCTTCGCCCCTAATAAGCGCCACTTTTCGGAAAGCGTCAAGGGGACAGCAAAACGCCACCAACCCCGAAGGACTGATGGCGTTAAGGGAGAACTGGCTCCGCAGCCGGTTCCATCGTCTAAGCGGAGGAAGCCTATTCCTTCTGTCGTATCCCGACAAGCCCTGCCGCTTTCAATTCCCGCCCCTTCTCAACCAGCTTCCCCTTTGCATATCCTGTTGCTGGCGTAATCCATCCGTCAGGGTGTATAACAGCAGGGTCAATGTAACTGACCACGAAAGGCTCACCCAATGACGCCAGAAGAGCAGTTCGCTGCGGATACGGCGGTGTTGCGATCTTGGATTCAGCCTCTTGGGACGGAAGCCAATGGTCGTATTTCTCCCCGTTTAGCCACACCGACAGGCCACAGAAACCACACGTCGGCTCCTTCTCCCTCAGATAGCCCCGGAGAGCCTCTAGAAGTCGCTCCTGACCGACTTTAGCGGCGTGACGGTTCCATAGCTTGCGGGTCTTGTCCTGACCGTCCCCGCGCTTCTTCATCTGGCCAGCGCGCAGGCTCCAAGCCTCGTCAAACGTATTTGCTTGTCTCACGGGAAACTGTAATATCGCTGCACCCAACGTGCTTCCTCCCCTTGTTATTGCGTTGGTCAGGGCCGTCGATGATTCGCTCTCGACGGCCCGCCTCCCTAACCGATAAGGCGAAGCGGAACCGTAGTCCCTGCCGGTAGGTTTTCACCCCTTGCGATAGCCTCTGCAAGTGCGCGTTGAAGCCGTCTGTCGCCTTGCCGCTGTTTAGCCTCTGCATCTCTCTCATGATCCAGACCGTTAGCAGTGGAGTTCATAAGGACGCTTGTTCCCGGCTCTTTCCGCCAAGGGGTTCCCAAGTCCTCCGCACGGGAGCGGATGCTCCACGGGGTACGGTCCAGCTTCTCCGCAATCTCTTCCGGCGTGAAGCCTAGCTTTTTCATCTTCCTAATCGTGTTGTCCTGTACGGACGTGTAGTGATTCTGGGGTTGTCTCAACGGACTGCTCCCGGAAGATGATCGCCCCTGTAGATTGCCTCGGCTAAAGCGCGTATCATTCGTCGGTCGCGTTCAACCATTTCGGCGCGCTTGTCGTGAGGTATCTGCTCAGGCCCGCGCGTTCCGCCGTAGGTGTCGCGCCGGAAGCGAACGCCAAACTCATTCCCGGCCTTGCGGACACTCTCGGTAGTCCGACCGATGCGAAGGCCAACCTCTCGGCGTGACAGTCCCTGTTCTGCCAGAGTCCGCAGCTCCGATACGGCATCGCCACACCACGGCAAGCCCATCGCTGTTAGCCCTAAATTGTGTTCCGGTGTCATGCGTCTCTCCCCTTTTTCGGCCAATGCCGTGATTGAAGTTTCTGGCCCTTCGGCCATTCGTTCCGTGACTGGATAAGGCCGTGGCCTCGTTTGGCTCGCCGTGCAGCTTGACCGCCTTCTATGCCGCTCTGACGCTTTGCCTTGGCTATCCGCGCAACGTCTGAGCCGGTCTTGTCTGTGCGGTGACAGGTCTTGTGCGCCACCCTCAGATTGTCGTCATCGTCGTTAAAGGCCAAAGCCCACGGGATGATATGATCTAGCTCGTAATCCTCTCCGGCGAGAACCTTCCGCTTGCACAGGTGACACACGCCACCGTCACGGGCGAACAGGCGCAAGCGGCGAGCCTTGGACATGGCGGGGCGTTTGGGCTTGTCGGTCATGCAGCCTCCGCAAGTTCGATCTGACGGCCAATATGTGCCATCACAGGCACCGCCATGCTGTTGCCGATAGACTTGAGCCTGGGGCCGTCGCCAGCCTTGCGGCCTCTATGAAGAACGTCTGTGTAGCCGTTTGAAAAGCCTTGAAGGCGCTCGTATTCCACAGGCATTAACCGGCGTGGCTTGCTGCCCTCAATCACGAAGGTTTCCGTATCGAAGTCGAGGCGATGACCACCAGCGGTCAAGCATCCCGCAACGGCAAGGGGTCCGTGTCGATGGGCGTTTCCGAAACAACGGCCTCCAACGCTTCCCGAAATGCTGGCGGGATTGGCTTTGTCCTGGCGTCGGATCGTCGGAGCATCCCCCGACAAGCTGTCGCGCTCAAAAAGAACCGCTGCGGCACGTCGCCAGTCTCCAAGGCATCCGACAACGAACACGCGGCGGCGTCTTTGGGCCACTCCGAAGTGCTGAGCGTCAAAAACTCTGTAGGCGAACCCATACCCGAGTTCAGCCATGCCCCCGAGAATGGAACCAAAGTCCCTTCCTCCGTTCGAGTGCAAGACACCGGGGACGTTCTCCCAAACCAACCACCGGGGCCGAAGGCGGTCAGCCAGCCTAAGATATTCGAGGGCCAGGTTACCACGTTCGTCATCCAGTCCGCCTCTGAGTCCGGCGACGCTGAAAGACTGGCAAGGTGTGCCTCCGACCAGAAGGTCGATTGGTTCGTATTGTCCGGCGGTGATCGTGGTAAAATCGCCATGAAGCGGAGTATCCGGATAATGATGGGTTAGGACTGAGCGCGGGAAAGCCTCAATCTCTGAAAGGAAGGACGCGCGCCATCCCAAGGGGTGCCAAGCTACGGACGCGGCCTCAATGCCGCTGCAAACGCTACCGTAAATCATTCCGGCACCAACTCGACAAACAACCGCCCACCCTTGGCAGGCATACAAAAGGTGACAGTGGGAGCGTTAAACGTGCTATCATCCACGCCTAGCGCTACCATCTGCCGCTCCTTTCGGATTTTTCCCAGCCGTCGATCATAGGCCCAGCGGTGCGAGCAATAGCGTTGTACGCCTGTTCTCTGATGACAATGATCCGTTGGTCTGGATGATATTTGGCCATACGTTTCAGAACAGTTTTGCTTCTATCGTCCATCCAGCCCTTCACCTCATGCAAAGGTGTTTCGCCGTTGTTTTCCCACACGCGAAAATCGGGAAGGTAGGATCGAACGCCACGCTTTATAGCCTCAAACCAAAACGTCTCGGGTTCATGCTTCCAATCTTGAATCTCACCGCGCTCTTTCAGCCATTGCAAATAGCGAGCGTAATTCGCCTCCCACCGGGAACGGTAAAATTTTCGGTATCCGCCGATTTCGCGCCACCCAGCTTTCCATGAGCCGCGCTCTACGTTCGGAGCCGCCGAGCCATATCGTTCTACGCGGGTTTTCATTGCCTTCATGGCGATAGCGCTAGCCTCCTCATCGGTTATCTTGGACCTTGCGGCCAACGACGTTTCTCGAAGGTGGTTTTTGGTTTCTTGCGAATGTGTTTTGCCAAGCATTCCCCGAACGTGTCCGTGTTCAGCAATCCACGCTTTATGGGCCACGCTTTTGTGAGCTGCCAAAGCAGCCGCATCTCCCTTAAACATCCTCCGGTCTTTCCAAGCCTCAACGCTTTTGCGCGTCTTGTTTGTAAGGCCAAGAGAGCGCGCTTTGCGGCTGACGTTGGATTTGTGCCTGCCAAGCTTGCGCGCTAAATCGTCTAAAGCAATGTCGCGGTTCAGCGTTGCGTTGGTGTACGCGTCGCGCAACATTTGAATTTCACGCGGAAGCCAAAGACTCACCGCCAAGCCCTCTCATCTATCCAAGGGGATACGGTCATGACGCAGCGGCCATGAGAAAGCATCCAATGGCGTTGAGTCCGCAGAATACCGCCCATCCGTAGTCCTTGCGGAAGGTGTAGCCGCCGGAGAGAGCGGCATTAACGAAGCCTGCGAGAAGGAGAAGCGTGGCGATCATTTCACCGACTCCTTACCCTGCTCAATAGCTAGCTCTTCGCAAGACAAAGCCCTAAGAGCCTTATAGATCGGATGACGCGCTTTCTTGTCCCGGATAGCCTTGGCCAGCTTTTCCTTCAAAGCGTCACGGTCACGGGCGATTTGAGCGAGGCGGCGGGACTTGTGAGCAGCCTCCGAAAAGAACGGATGATCTTGCCATTGGGGAGCAGCGATGACGACAGGCTCCCTCTTAAAGAACCCATAACGCTGGATGAGGCGGCGAAGTGCGTTAAGCATCATTCTCTCCCTTGGCTTTCATGCGAGCGCGAGCGCGGTCGATGATTTGTTTCGCCCATTTGGCGTGAACCCTGGCCTCTTCGCGGTGGTCGCTGGCAGCTTGCAAATGATGCGCCAGCGCGGTCCGCTCAACAGGCAATAGGTGATTAAGGTATGCTTTTTCAGTCATGACCAGAACGCTACCCGACAACGGGCGGCGTGACAATAGCGAAAATGACGCGAAATAATCGCTTGACGACGTATCGGCTGCCGTGCTTTTCTCTTCTCAACAAGGGAGAACGACATGACCATTCAAGCCCAGCTCGACAACGCGCTGACTGAATACGCCAGCGAGAACGGTGACGGCTTTTATTGCCGCGATTGGTCCGGCGCATACGAGTATCAGGACGAAGGTTTTGCGATGGCAGAGCGCGTCATGGCCATTCCGGAGGAAGACCGTGAATGGTGGCTTGAGGAACAGCGCGAGGCGTTCCCGGAATCGGCCCGCTACCTGATCGCGGTGGCCACCGACTACCGCCTTGCCGAACTGGCTGAGGAAGCCAAGACCCTCGCCAAGCCTGTAAAGACGGATTGGCTGGCCGTGGCGTCGTCCATTGTCGATACGGACGCTTATCCGTTCAATGCAGGTGTGTGGTGAGCGCGGAACCCTTCAAGCCGGTTCTGGACCGCATCCTAGCCGCCCAGCCCGAGGTTTTCCTACAGAATCATGAGGGCTATTACCGGCACGACGACGTTAGCGCGTTGGTTGGTGTCGTCACTGACGCGTGGTCGGATATGCGGCGCGTGGCGCATCTAGCGGAAAACATGACCATTCACCATGAGGACGCGATGGCGATGATTTTGGCGATTGCGAAGGCGTGGGAAAAGAGGAGCAAAGCGTGACCATTGACCAAGAAAAAGCATGGGAAGCCGCTTGTCGGGCGTGGTCGCTTGACGATGGCAAAGACCCTGAAAAAACGGGCGCGCTAGGCGAGCGGCTCATGTATGCCGCAACCGACCTAATCTGTGCGCTTCAAGGCGAGATTGAAAGCCGAGACGTGACGATTGGCGGCTTGGAAGATACAGGCGAGTGGTCGCCGGACCCGACGAAACCATGAACGAGATAGAAGCAATCCGACACGTCCGTCACTCTGGCAAGTTCGAGCCTGTGATGAGTTCGCTGGTTTGCGCAATCGGAGACGTTGAGCGCCTGACCGATCTAACGTCTGACCAGAAGGAACGGCTTTGGGCTGCGGTGGCCCGGCTTGGCAATGCAGCGGCGGCTAAAGATGACTGACCGCCCGATGGCCAAATTTGAGGACGGTCGATTGTGGCTGGACGTTGGTTATCCCGACTATCAATCCTGCAAAGACGATTTTCCGGTCTGGATGAAGCGCGAGGTAATGCGCGAACTATCAGGCCCTGACGCAGCAAGAGCCGTTGAGGAGTGCACTAAGGCTCTAGAGGCTTACACCGATTATCAAAAGGAAACGCAATGCGTAGCAGCGAAAGCCTAGCCAAGATCAGCCCGGCGCTGGTCAAGGCAATCAACGCAATCGAGGGAGTGAAAAAGGGGGCAGACAACCCGTTCTTCAAATCCAAGTACGCCAACCTCGAAAGCGTCATTGAGGCCGCGCACGGTGCGCTAGAGGCTAACGGTCTGGCCGTGATGCAAGGCCCCGGCCCGATGGACGGCAACTGCATCACCCTAACCACGCGGCTTATCCATGAGAGCGGGGAATGGGTCGAAACTGACTTCTCCCTTCCCGCTGGCAAGATGGACCCGCAAGCCGCCGGGTCGGCAATCACCTACGCCCGTCGTTATTCGCTCATGGCCATGCTCAATATGCCTGCCGTGGATGATGACGGGGAAGCGTCTATGCCCCGCACAACGAAGCCCGGCGAGCCTAAGAACCCGAACGTGAGCGTTCACCCGGAAGGCCCGGACTGGTATAAAACCGAAGGCGCGGGAATGTCCGCAGCCAAGGCCAAGGCTGATGGGCTGGGCGAGAAGGTTAATCAGTGGCTAGGCGACCTTGAGACAATCCCGACCGTTTCGGCCCTTCGAGACTGGGCGGACACAAACGGCGACACTATCCGCACCATGCCAAAGGGCTGGCGCATTGAAGTCCGCGAGGCGTTTGACCGGCGCGGACGTGAACTAGGAGCGATGTAATGGCGTATGCCGCCCGTGATTTGTCAGACGTGATTGAGTACGACACAAACGGCGGCTGCTGGCTCTGGAACCGCGCGCCAAACGGGCACGGGTACGGTCAGATCAAACAGTCTGACGGTCGGCGGCTTATGGCTCACCGAATATCATACGAGCAGCATAACGGACCTATCCCTGACGGGCGTTGCGTCCTGCATCGGTGTGATGTGCGCGCCTGCCTTAACCCCGCTCACTTGTTTTTGGGAGACAAGAGCGACAACGCAAAAGACGCGGTTCGCAAAGGGCGATGGGTGAACAATAAGGGTGAGCGGCATGGGATGAGCAAGCTATCCGATGAACAAATCAACACGATCAGAAAGCGCCTTCTAGGCGGCGTTCGGCAAGTGGACATAGCGGCGGAATTTGGTGTGAGCCAAACCGCAATCTGCAACATCAACACAGGAAAGCGCAGAGCAAAATGAGTGGTTATCAGCAGAAGCCCGGAGACATTGCCGTCTTCAAGGAAAAGGAAAAGCGGAACGACCGTGCGCCTGATTGGCGCGGGAACCTGATTGTGCCCGAGGGCGCAAAGCCCGGCGACAAGCTGGAAGTTGCGTTCTGGGCGAAGGGCGACAACGGCACCATGCTTGCCGGTTCTGTCAAGTTCCCGACGCAGCGCGACGCAGGCCCAGCCCGTGAAACCCCGCCGCAACGTGGCGCATCGTTTGATGATGACATTCCGTTCTGATGGGAACAACTGTCGTCACGATCAGGTCAAAGGAGGACCGCGCCAAGCTGCACAAGTGGCTTGACGCGGCTCCTGATCTAACACGGGTGACGTTCGTTGGCCCTAAGCGGTCGCTTCCGCAGAACGCGGCGTACTGGTCAGCCTTGACCGATATAAGCAGGCAGGCAGAATATCACGGCCTAAAACTCGCACCGGAGGACTGGTCGCAGCTTTTCCTAGACGCGCTTAACCGGGAGGCCCGTCTCGTACCTAATCTGGACGGTTCCGGGTTCGTGAACCTTCGCCATTCCAGCAGCCAACTATCCCATGCGGATTTCAGTGATCTGCTAGAAATCGTGATGGCGTGGGGTTCTCAGAACGGAGTGACCTTCCACCATGACCCCTGACAAGCCAAAGCCTATCCGGGTGATATTCTGGACCCCGTGGGTCGTACAAAAGCAGGACTACAGCCGATGAACTATGAAACGGGGATTATGCACTTGACGTACCATGACCCAGATATAGATTCAGCCGGGCGTGACAGGCTGGCCCAAACCGGAAATCCGGTTGGTTTCCCGTTCAATCTCGGAGACGAGATTGGCGACGATTCCGTGCGCTTCAGAAAGAATTTCAACGGCGGGCTTGCTTCCGAAGCCGAAGGCGGGGTTGAGCGATACGCGAAGGCTAGGATGTACCTCGACGTTAGTGTCCGGCCCCAAGCGAGCGCGGAGAAAGGTCAGTTGTCGGCGGGTGCTCCTCCACTCGGAGACGATACTGAAGGAACCGCTGAGGGTGCCGTTACCTATCCCAAACCCGTCATTGCCAACGGCGGCGGGGGACAGGATTTCATGGGTGTCTTTGTTTCGGACCTTGTTCATGGTCCACAAGGCCCGATTCCCAGCTTCATATGGAGCGCTGGCTATGATGATCTTGATAATGTCTGGATGAAGATCATCGCAGAACCCGTCTACAATCTGGTGCTCGAAGGTCGAGGGCGTGTCCCCGAACGGGTACTTATACCGTTTGGGCTTCTTGCCGTTGATGGTGAGTGCGCTGGCGAAAAGGATGTGGTCAAGCCCGTCCCGGAGGTTGCGGAACACATCCCTGGCGCGGAGGGAAAGCTTGGGAGACATTGCGGTCTTGAACTGGACCTTGACTACGTCCTCGCCGGTTTGAGGATCGACCTCTTGAAGGCCGGTCCAATTGTCTCGGTGAATGAACGCGGACGCGAGCGCGTCGAAAGCGCGGATGTTTTCTTGCGCTTCTTCGACAAGAATGTGGGCGCTATCGAAAGGGCCATCCATGACTGATCCCAAGCCTGACGACGTGCTTCGCCGGATGTTGGCGACAAAGCCGAAGCCTAAGGTGAGTCCTGCCAAACCGAAGCCGCCGAAGCGGCCTTCAAAAGCGGACTGACCCGATGATGAAAGCCGCTATCCTCGCATCCGCTGGGCTAGTTCCTTCGCCGCTTCTCTGGTCATATTTGAGAGCCGAAGAATTGCCTCCTGCCATGCCGCAGCCGCCAAGTCCGACTGCGCCGGATGCAGATTTGGGAACGTCTGGCGGTTAGCTAGCCCCATGCCTTCGTCAAGACTGGCTGGCGTTCGTGCTCGGAGGACTTACGATGTATCTCATCGGATGCATCAAGATTGGCGGAAAGACGATTTATGGCTGACGGTCACGACGCTCTTGCATCCGTAAGAACCTACGCTTGTAGGAAAAGCCAGCTTGCTAGAGACCGTTGGTTAGCGTTTCGAGAGGGCCAAGGAATGCCTGTCCGTCAGATGCTAGAGAAACACACAGAGCCGCCGGGGGTGTTTATGAAGCAGTTTGCGAAGGCGAGAAAATAATCACAGACGGCGCTTGACGGACCGGTCCCGTGTGTGGTTTATGGTCTCAACAACGGGAGACAGACCAATGACCAAGCGCAAGTGCATCACCGAGACGGCAGCGTTCTTGAAGCGGATTGAAACCGAATGGGGCCGCGACATTCTTCCGGTTGGAATGCTAAAAGAAATGGGCGTCAACATGGGCCACGCCCGCACTCTTGCCCGCCTTGGTCATATTCGGCTTTCCGTATGACCGCCAAGCCCTATCCCCACGCAGTACAGAAAGCAGCCCGTAGAGGGGTTCTGTCTGCCGCAGGAAGTAAGCGCATTGAGGTAGTGCTAGACGCTGGCCAGCTTCTCGATCTGCAAACGATCAAGGACGCATACGGCTACACGACAAGTCAAGCGATCTCGTATGCGATCAGCGCCGGTCGGGTTCTTATTGAGCGAGAGCGGAAAAAGGATTGAAGATGACAGAGACGATGTTATCCAAAGCCGCGAGAGCAATCGTCAGGGCCGAGCAGGACGATTGGGACACGCCAGCCGACGAATGGAGCTTAGAAGCTCTTGAGGTTCACGGCCCGTTAAACCAAGCCCGCGCTGCTCTTGAAGCTATTAGAGAGCCTGATGCGGCCATGACAAAATACTGTGCGTGGGACGGCGTTGATGTTGGTGAGTGGCAGTCTGGAATCGACGCCATCCTCTCCCAATCACAAGAAGGGAAATGACGCTGTATATCATCGGCTCATTCGATCGCTTCTTCTCCGGCTACATCCGCAAGGAATACACCCGCGACCTAGAGGACGGTTATGGCCAGTATCTCCCGTGCATCATCCACGGCCTGAGAGTGGTGCAAGGCCAGTGCCTACAGTTCCAATGCGTCCTGACCGAGTACGGAGCCGGGGCGGGGTTTCTGGCCCCTATCGAAGCATTCTGCTGGAAGATACCCGACAAGCCCCGCGCTCCCAATGAGCCTGTCGATTACACCTATGTCCAGCCGTGGGACTGCTTCTCAAGTGAGTTTGGCGTTCATGCGTTTGAGTTCAATCGCCGCATGAAGGCGCAAATCCTGCCAGACAGGCGCGGCGCTCGCTACAGGTTCTCAATCGACTTCACCGGCTCATCGCTGGCGGATATGAGCGAGCAACACAAACACTTGCACGTCATGGAGATGGATGACGGGTCGATAGGCGCGTTCCCGAACAATCGCGTTTTGTGGGTTGAGCCTGCTATGTGGAGGGAACCGTTTACCGAGCGGCCAGACTTCAAGGCGCTGTCTGGCGAATGGATGGCTGAATGAAAGGCCCGCCCGTTCCAATCCCGCCATATACCGGCACTAGGTTTGACCCGCCTGAGGCTTGGCTGTTTGCCAAAGGCATTTATGGCCCGCCTGACAACAGGCCGTGGCCTAAATGCCCACGCGTAACGATAGAACAAGCTAAATCATGGGGATTGACCCGCTAGTGCCCCCAAGGCATACTCTCAACCGCTCTATGTACGGCGCTTCGGCAATGGCTAGACGCAAACCAGACTGAGGACACATGGACGACCGAGGCCGTCCTACGGTGCACACGCAAGAGATTGCGGACGAGATTTGCAGGCGGCTCGCTAAGGGGGAATCCTTGCGGGCCATTTGCCGTTCTGACGACGCGTTCCCCGATGAGTCCACCGTGCGCCAGTGGGTGATTGATGACCGCGAGGGTTTTTACCCGCAATACACGCGAGCCAGAGAGATTGGCCTTGATTGCCGTGCCGATGCGTTGATTGAGGACGCCAAGGCTGCAAAGGACGCTGCGCTAGGCCGTCTCGCCTTTGACGCTGACCGCTGGTATCTCTCAAAGCTTGCGCCGAAGCGTTACGGCGACAAGCAAACGACCGTCCACGAAGACCCTGACGGAAAGAACCCTTTTGCGTCGCTGATGGAGGCGGTGTCTATCAATGGCCGTCCCCGCCCAAGTTCTTGACTGCTTCACCGACCAGCGATGGCGGTTGAACAATCTCTACTGGATAACGGACAAAGAGGGTAAGCGCGTCAAGTTCGAGATGAATTGGGCGCAAGAGGAACTTCTAAACGAGCTTCATTACCTCAACATCATCCTGAAGGCCCGCCAGCTTGGGTTCACGACGTTCATCCAGATTTATATGCTGGATATGGCCGTGTTCTACCCGGATACGCGGTGCGGGGTGATCGCGCACACGCTCGATGATGCGACGGTGATCTTTCGGGACAAGATCAAGTTCCCGTATGACAACTTGCCCGAACAGATCAAAGCGGCGAACCCGATTAGGAAGAACAACACCACCGAGTTGGAGCTTGCCAACAACAGCGTGATTCGCGTTGGCACGTCGCTGCGGTCTGGCACGCTTCAGTTCCTGCATATCTCGGAGTTCGGCAAGATATGCGCGAAGATGCCCCACAAGGCGCGAGAGATTGTTACCGGGGCGCTCAACACGCTTCAAGCCGGGCAGATCGCTTTCATTGAAAGCACGGCTGAGGGGCAGGAAGGCAAGTTCTACGATATGTGTCAGACGGCTCAGGCGCGGAAGCGTCAGGGCGTGACAGACACGGAGCTAGACTGGCGCTTTCACTTCTATTCGTGGTGGCGTGAGCCTGCGTATGAAATGGACCCGGCAGACGTGGTGATAACGTCCACCATGCGCATCTATTTCGACAAGCTGATTGAGCAAGGCATCCCGCTCAACGTCCGCAAGGAGGCATGGTACGCCAAGAAGGCCGAAGTGCAGGGCGCGGACATGAAGCGGGAGTTTCCGTCCACGCCGGAGGAGGCTTTCGAGGCCAGCGTTGAGGGGGCTTACTACGCAGAGCAGCTAGCCAAGGCTGACAGTGATCAGCGCATCGGATCGTTCAAGGCTGTTGACGGCTACCCGGTTCACGCGGCCCATGACATCGGGGTGGGTGATCGACACGCCATCTGGTTCTTTCAGATACTACCGGGCCAAGTTCGCCACGTTGGCTATTGGTCCTGCACTGGCGAGGGGATGCCGCACATCGTCAAGAACATGAGGACTATGTACGAGCGGCTAGGCTGGGTGATTGGCCGTAACTTCATGCCTCATGACGTGCGGGTGAAGGAGTGGGGAACTGGCCTGACGCGCATTGAGCAGTTCACGCGCGAGTTCAAGAATACGAAGATGGTGCCGCTGTCTGCGGTTGATGACGGTATCAACGCGGTGCGCGAGCTTTTGGCAATCAGTGTGTTCGATGATGAAGAGTGTGCGGAAGGCCTCAAGTGCCTGCGGAACTATCGCAAGGAATGGGATGAGGACCGGGGCGTCTGGAAAGACACGCCGCGCCATGATTGGGCCTCGCACGGGGCAGACGCAGAGCGGTATCTGGCCATGAGCTACAAAGAACTGCCGGTCGAGGTCGTGAAGCCTGCGGAGCCAATCAAGGGCATCCGTGATATGACATGGGATGATCTGCTAGCCAATCAGCCGGTCCATGTGGGGTATGAGAGGGCGTGATGGATAGATATGACCCAAACCACCCGATGAACTGCGCGCCTTACCCGTCGAAGGCCAAGCAAACGTGCGCGACTTGCAGTAAGTGTAGACCTGTTCCCGCTGGTCATCGGTGCGAGCGGTTTAGTTGGCTGTTACGCCATCCGGTTGATGCGGGCTGCGAACGCCACGAGCGCGCATAGACGTTCCCTCGACAAGCCGTCTCGCGCAAGTTATTGTCCCGCTAACGCTTGCGAGGGGCTATGGCTTCCAAAGAACTTACGATCCCCGGCGAAACCGTCGATCAATCGGCTATAGACCTCGTCACCAAATGGATTGACGAGATTAACCTTGCCGAGCGTGAGCTTCAGCCGTGGTGGCGGGCTGGCGACATTATCGTGCGCCGCTACAAGAACGAGAACCGCAACCGAGATGGCGGGCGTCTGAGCGTCAACGCTAATCGTCGGCGCTTTGCTGTGCTGTGGTCCAATGTGCAGACGCTCCAGCCTGCTATCTATGCCAAGCAGCCGGTCCCTATGGTGGATAGGCGGTATCGTGATGAAGACCCGGTAGGCAAGGTGGCGTCTGACGTTCTGGAACGGGCGTTGAGTTTCAGCCTCGACCAGTATGATTTTGATGGCCGCTTGAAGTTGTGTGTTCTGGACTATCTGCTTCCGGGCCGTGGTCAGGTGTGGGTCCGCTACATTCCGCACATGAAGACGCTTAATGCCGAGCAAGACCCGGAGCTTGGCGAGGGCGAGGAAGACGCTGATACCACAGAGGTTGGCGAGACGGCTTCGGAGGAGGTCGTTTACGAGGAAGTCCAGTGCGACCACGTCTCATGGAAGGACTTTTTGACCAATCCGTCCCGAGAGTGGTCGGAGGTTCGTTGGGTTGCTCGTCGCGTCTACATGACGAAAGAGGAACTAACCAAGCGATTTGGAGCGGCGAAGGCCAAGCAAGTTCCGATCACGACGGCGTCGCATGGGTCTGACACGGCTACGGACGCACAGCGCCAAGCCAATCAGACTGGTGAGGTCTACGAGATTTGGGACAAGCCTACCAAGCGCGCGTTCTGGGTCTGCAAGGGGGTAACGAGCGGCGTTCTGGACGAACGGGACGACCCGCTTGGGCTTAACGAATTCTTCCCATGCCCTAACCCGTTGAACGCCACGACGGCCAATGACAGCACGATTCCGGTTGCGGACTATGTGCAGTATCAAGACCAAGCCGAGGAACTGGACGACCTGACGGGCCGCATTGGCAAGCTGCAAGAAGCTCTGCGCATGGTCGGTGTCTATGCGGGTGAAGCCAACCGAGAGCTTCAGTTGGTGTTCTCGCCGGGTAATGAGAACAAGCTCATTCCAATCGACACGTTCGACCTCTGGAAAGAGAAGGGCGGCGTTAAGGGCCTAATCGAGTGGGTTCCGGTCGATATGGTCATTCAGGTGCTCAAGGGGTGCTTTGAAACCCGCGCGCAAATCCTGAATGACATCTACCAGATCACCGGCCTGTCAGACATTATCCGGGGTGAGAGCAACCCGAACGAGACGGCGACGGCGCAACGGCTGAAAGGCCAGTGGGGAAGCCTTCGGGTTCGCGACCGTCAGAAGGAGTTGCAACGGTTTGCCCGTGACGCCATCCGGCTGAAGGCGGAAATCATCGCAGAGCAATTCAGCATTGAGACGCTGAAGGTGATGACGAACGTGAAACTGCTGACGCAGGCGGAAAAGCAGCAGATTGAGCAGATCATGCCGCTGATTCAGCAGGCGCAAGAGGCGGGCTTGCCGGTGCCACCGGGGATGGCCCCGCCTCCTGAGCTGCTGGAGCTTATGGACCAGCCGACGTGGGAGGAAGTGCAAGGCTTGCTCAAGAACGATGCGCTGCGCTCGTTCCGTATCGACATTGAGACGGATTCGACCGTCCAGCCCGACGAGAACGCGGCCAAAATGGCGTTCACGGAGTTCACGGGCGCGGTTGTGGGTCTAATGCAGGCTGCGGCGGGTATCGTCCCGACCGCTCCTTACACGGCTCCGCTGTTCGCTGAAATCCTGAAGCAAGGCGCTCGCACGTTTAACGTCTCCCGTCAGATGGAGGACGTGATCGACAAGGTGTTTGAGACTGCCGGGGAACAACCGCCTGCCCAGCCTCCGGGTCCGCCGCCTCCCGATGAAAGCGCGATTGCCGTTGAGCAGATGAAGTCGCAGACGGCTCAAATGCAGGCGCAAATCGAACAACAGCGGACGCAGATGGAAGGCCAACTTGGGGCCGCTGAGCTTCAACTGAAAGGCCAAGAGCTTGCGGTGAAGGCTGATGCGCTACGCCGTGACCCGACCCCGCAAGGAAGCGCCTGATGACCCAGCAAGGATTGAGACAGGCCAGCGCGCGGGAAATCAGCCTTACCCCGACCGCCAATAACTACAACGGCGATGTGCGTTTGATGTTTGAGGCAGAAATCACCATTCCGGCAGGCGCTACGTTCAATGAGGCGCAACTGATCTGGATTAACAGCCGGTTGAGCGCGAGTTACACGAACCTTACGGAAGCCATGCAAGCCTTCGCGGAAAGCCAAGGGTTCGATAACTGGTCGGCAATGGGGACGTTCGCTGTATGAGCCGGGCGACCTATCGCAAGTGCCAGTCCTGCGGCGACATTCACGAAGTCTCCGAATGGCCGCGAGAGTGCCTAGAGCAGTTTCGCAAGGCCCGGTCTGATCTTCCAATGCCGTTCATCCGGTCGGACGGTATGGACCCGATCATGAATCACGCGAACGGCCTGATCTACGACAGCCGGTCAGCCTATGAGCGCGGCGTGAAGGATGCGGGCTGCGAGATTGTCGGCAATGAGAAGCTGACACCCAAGCCACGGGCGGTGCTGTCTGACCGTGAGCTTAAGCAAGACATCAAGACGGCTATCGATCAGGTGGAGGCCAGACTATGAGCGACATGGAAGACGACATTCGGGCGGCAATGGCAGAGGTTAGCGGCAACGCGCCGGAGCCGGAACCCGCGCTCGTTGAGGAAGTGGTGGTTGCGCCGGAAGCGGTAATCGCTGAGACAGAACAGCCCCAAGATGACACCGAGAAGGCAGCGGACGGGCGCGAGCGCGGTCCTGACGGCAAGTTTATTGCCAAACAGCCTGAAACGGTGCAAGATACTACCGACCAGCCGCTTAAGGTGGAAACTCCGCAAGAGTCCATCCGGCCCCCGGCAAGCTGGACACCCGCTGGCAAGGCCAAGTTTTCGACTCTCGACCCCGACATTCAGAAAGAGATTCTGAAACGGGAAACGGACGTTGAGAAGGGCTTCCGTGAGCGGGCGGCGAGAGAGAAGGCATACGAGCCGCTAGAGCAGCTTATCGCCCCTCGCAGAGCCATTTGGGCCGCGCAAGGGATGGATGAGGCTTCAGCAATCAAGACGCTGCTTGCGGCTCAAGATTTGTTGGAGCGTGACCCTAAGCAGGGTCTAGAGTTTCTAGCCCGTTCGTATGGCGTCAACATCGCGAACCTTTCGGCCCAGCCGCAACAGGGACAGGCTCAACAGCCCCAGCCCGCGCCGGACAGCCACCCCGAGATTGCAGCCCTAAAGCAGCAACTCCAAGTCCTGCAAAGCCAAGTCCAGACGGCGCAAACCGCGCCTA